ATGATGCCAAAACATCAGATATTGAAGTATGATTAAACCAATCACATCCATCAATTACGCTCATAATAACGTCATCACCATACGACAAGAGCTTAACATCCCTCTTAAAAGATAAATTGTAGCCATTCGGAGCTAATTTCTTATAAATCATCCTATTATAAATACTGTTAACAATACTGTTAATTGTCACAGTTAAAGGATGACCTGAAGGATTAGAACCGTAAAAAGTTATGAGATCACCATTAAAATCAGTTAGTGGATAAGCTACATCTTCAGCTATACCTCGTATAACTTTCAGATCTTCAGTAGTATAACCACCAAATTTACAGATATTAATTATAAAATCAAAGGCACCTAGAATGACGTTGGGAGGCATACGCTTATCGTATGCTTTATAATCTCCTGCAACCATTCGAGTTGTACCATTTGCAGCCAAATAATGATAAATATCATCCCATTCTGAGCTCATACAATTAGTACCTGGAGCAGCTTCAAAAATAAATTTGTTATTCTGCATTAACCTCACAAAAGGCAATAAATACATTCTAACAACTATACTCCAATCACATGGTGCTCCAGAAAAAACACGAACTTTTTTAATTTCAATTTTCTTGAAAGTAATAGGTTCATCTTTTAAATGACCACAGAAATTAGGATGATTTCTCTCACCATTTCTATAATTCACTATTATCTGATTAACACGACTCTTAAATTCATCATCAAAATCCACAGGATCTTGATAGATCTCATCTGGTGGAAGTTCAATAAGATATTCACTTTTAGATTTCTTCCATGGATTACCCATAGAAGACTTTCTATTGATAGAATCAATATATTTTAAACCAGGATAGCCATTAACAGCTGTTTTGAAATCATAGACAAAGAAATTATCTTTATCTGTTATATCCAATTCTTGTAAAACTGAATAAGAAAAATCTTGAACAGCATCACTAACTATATCATTAGTGATCTTAGTCACAGGATTTGAAAGATCCAAAATAGCTTTCCTCCATGGTTCCCAACCTCCCAAAGGTGGGGCACCATAATC